TAGCCGTTGATTTTCTTCAGTTTTCTCATTCTGCTTGTCCTTCCTTTCTATGTGCCCTGCCATCGTCAGGCCGGGTAGGGCTCCCCCCGGCGACGCCCTCGCGGGCGTTTCGGCTTATTCTTCGGTGAGGGCTTCCAGGCCCTTGACGATCTGCTCGCATACCTCCCGGCGCTCCTTTGCGGCCCGGTAGCCCTTGACGGCCTCGGCGAAGGCGATGTCCTGGGGCGCTTCGGCGTAGTAGGCCATAGTCTCGGCTGCTTGTTCCATCCGCGCCTTGGAGGTGGCGAGCTCCTCACTTGCCAGCCCATAGACGGCGCTGTGAAGCCATACGGGGAGCTGCTGCTTCTTGAGGGCGTCGGCCTGTTCCTGGGCGTGGTCGAGTTGGCTCCTCAAGACCTCCACGTCGGAGCGGGCCGCGTTGTACTTGCTGCCCATCTCCCGGAGCTGCTCTTCGAGGATGTTGACCCGCCCCGGGAAGCTGTAGGCTGCGTCCTCGTCGATGTTCATCTCGGCGACCTCGTAGACGCCCTCGAAGGCCGTCTTGAGGTAGGACTGGGGGCCCAGCTCGGCGACCATCGCCTTGATCTTCTCCAGGGTCTCCCGCTCCTGCTCCTTCGTGGCATTGACGTCGGTACTGGTGAGCTCGGTGTCGGTGATCTCGGCGTCCTTGTAGATACCCTTGACTCGCTTCTGAGCGGCCTTCTCGGTGCGCTCGGTGATGTGATCGTAGTGCTCCTCCCCGTTGAGGATGTAGGTAACTTTGTAACTGTTCATGCTGCTGCTCCTTTCCTTGTTGTGCGCGTCGGCTTTTTGTGATATGCTTGTTTCTGGATAAGTTTTTGACCTTGCCAATAGTATAATGCGTAATTACGAGAATGTCAATACATTTCCGAGAAATAATTACGTAAATTCGAGAGGAGTTTTTGTATGTTTGGTGATTTGCTGAAGGAGCTTCGCACCCAGAAGAAGGTGTCGCAGACTGAGCTTGCGAGGGCGATTGGCGTTTCAAACGGGAACGTGGGCGACTGGGAGCGGGGGCGTAGCAAGCCCGGGTATGATGCGCTGGTTGCGCTCTCTCGTTATTTCGAGATTAGTGCTGGCCGTCTTCTGGAGCTTCCGGTTGCAAGCGGAGAACTCACCTGTGACGACGTCCCATTAACCCAGATGGAGAGCGACGTGATTGCCATGCTCCGCTTGCTGAACCCCCACGATCGAAAAAATGCCGTCGATTTTATCACCATGCTCTACGAACAAGCGACCGGGGAAAAAGGCTCTATCTACTCGACATATACCGAAGGCGACTTCAAGCAGACCAGCGGGCCCGCCGCAGACGGCGGCAGTAAGAGTGTGATCGCCTAAATTTTTTTGGTCTGTTTTGGTTAAATAATTATCCGTTTTTGTGTCCGATTGCTTTATGAGGGCTCTGCGGCCTATGGTAGCCCCAAAACCCTTGAAATTTGGGCAATCGGACAAGCGGACGGGGAAAAAGTGAAAATGTCCGATTGCTCCAGGCCGGTACCGCCCACTGACCGCCCCCTCGCAGTAACGCCTGAATAACGCCACCAGCGGCCCGATCTGCGCCGGTTCGCCCGGTTTGGGCCTAAATTCTAACGCTCTAACGGTGCGTTATTACGCTGGGCCCCCTTGCATTTCCCCCGCAGCCCTGCTATACTATCCTCAAGGGCCGCGAAGCCCACGCCTTCTTGGTCTGCTGCTGTGACTTCCGGGGCGTGGCCGAGCGGCCCGCTTCAATTCCTGCCCGTCCCTGCCATCAAGAAAAACCCCCGGATTGCCGTTTTTAAGCGGTTTTCCGGGGGTTTTCCTGTTCAGCCGGGTCGATTGTCCGCCGCGCCGCGCCGCCGCCGACGTGCGGCCTCCAGCGGCCCCTGTGCATAAAAAAAGACGCCGACCGCCGTCGACGCCTTCGCGCTCAATGAATGTGAGAATGTGCGGGCCTTTCCCGCCTGAAATATGCCCGTTCCCATTGAAAAACGGGGGTTTTCCAACACTTCCCCCGGTTCTCCCGGTTTATCCCGGTTTCTCAATTATCCTGTCCCCTTACACAGTTCACTGCTGCTGTTGTTGGAGATAGACATATAGCCCTCAACAGTGAGGATGATGGTATCCGTCCTGGCGTTGTAGACGGTGATCCGCCGTTCACAGTTGAAATAATCGGCGTCCTTCGAGAGATTGGCGTTTACCTTGTCCGCCTCGGAGCATCCCACAAGAGACAGCACCAGCACAACGGACAGAATCAGTGCTAAAATCTTTTTCATAATCAGCAACTCCTTTCTTAGCCGTTCAGCGTAACCCGCAGAGTGCCCCGCACCTTCACGCCATGGACAGCGCCCTCCAGTTGGGCCTCCCATTCCACATTGGGCATGATACGGTTCCGGGCCTGCTCGTCCGTAGCGTCTGCCCTCTTGGGGATGGTGACGGTGTAGACCCCCGTCCCATCATCCGGGTCAAGGGCGATAATATGCAGCTCAACCGCCCGGTTGAGGGCCGCATACACACCGCCGGCGACAATGGAAAAGCCGGCGTCGGTGTAGCCGATTTTGGGGTTGGCCAGGAAAATCTCATAGAGGTTTTCCCGCATCTGATAGGTGATGTAGTCGGCCCCCATCACGTTATCAATGAAATTCCCATCGCCGCAAATGCCGTTCTTAACGTACTCGTGCTTATACTCCGCCGTCATAAAGTTGACGAAATTCTCCTCCAGGGTGTCCCGCTCGCTGTCCCGGAGATCCGCCACGGCAATCCCGTCCGGTACCTTCCACTTCCATGTGACGCTCTCCGGCCAGAACGGACCGACACAGCCCAGCCAGGCGGCGTCCGCCCACTCCTTTGTCGGGCTGTCCGAGTAAATCACGGCGCTGCGCCCGTACTTGTTGACATACTTCTTGTTGTTGGTCTGACCGAAATAGAACTTTCGGTGATCCTCCACGCCAGCGCCCAGCGCCGCCTCGGTGGGTTCGGTACCCTCCGCCCACTGACACAGGGCCGTTACGCAGTCCTCGTCCGTTACGTCCGTCAGGATGATGTACCAGTCATCGTTGATGTCCCGCAGGGCCTCAATGGCCGCCACAAGGTTCTCCGCTTTCGTGGTATCCCCCTTGCCAACGGTAACGGCCACGGTGCCGCCCTTCAGCTCCAGGTCAACGAAACAGTCAGCGTCTTTGTAGAGGCCAATGTCCTCCGTGTAGCCGGAGATCGCCGTGCGGGTGTCGCTGGTGAAGGTCACAATGGCGCCGTCCACCGCGGCGGTGAAACTGACCTCATCCTCGGTAAAGGTCTTGCCAGCGAACAGGGCCGCAAACTCGGCCTCGTCCTCGGGGGCCGCCTCCCCGGTGGTGATGGGCACCACCACCTTGCTGCCCAGCTTGGCATAGTAGGTAGTCTGCGCCTCCAGCTCCTCCGACGTGCTGAGGCCGGAGAAGGTAACGGCAATCATGCTGGCCTTGCCACCCTCGTTCTGCGGGTTCTCAATGCCCACCATGCGCACACGGCGGATCAGCGTGTCGGCCAGCGTGTGATCCTGGTTAAACATCCGGTCCACCAAGGCCGCAACCTTCTTTCCCCGGTAAGCCTCCTTCAGAAGCTCTAGGTCATTGAAGGTCTGCATATCCGCTTTGCCCTCGGTGGACAGCACGAGGATGTCCAGCCGTTCCGCCGGCTTTACCTTGGCGTCCAGCGCGGTATAAACCTGGATGTCTTTCATGCTCATTCACTCCTATTCTTGTTTTGAATAATTCGGGTTTCCTCAACGATGGACACAAGCCGGGTGTCCTGCCGGGTGTACCTGATACGCACATCAAAGCCCACCCGCCGGGCCGCCTCGTCTACGAGCAGCACCGTCCTGTCTTGGGTCTGGCTCACCTCCACGACGGCAATCCCCAGCCGCAGGAAATCATCATATCCCGCATGAAGGAAATAGCCTGCCGCCCTGGAGGCCAGGGTTTCCGCCTCGTCTGCCCCGGAAATGGGATTGCCCTCCGGGTCGTCGCGGTCTTGGCTGCAAAAGGTAAAGGAAAATGTGGCGGAGGGCATTTCCATCCGAGTGACCTCCACCCCGCCCTCGACTTCACTCTCGGTAATGTCGCCCAGGCCGCCGTCTGAGACGTAGGGAGCCGTCACGGTGTAAATGCCGAACGGCATTTCTGCCTCCGGCTGTACCTGGTTCGAGAGAACGACCGGGCATCCCATGTACTCCCACAGGTGGGCAATCAGCTTGTTCCTGACCTCAACAAAAGTCATTTCGGATTGCTCGCTCCCTTCCGTTCCACCATGTACCGCTTCATGCTGTGAATGGGGCCGTGGGTCAGCTCCTGCTTGACCGTGTAGACCTGCCCATCATAGCCGTCCCGGAACTCGGCCCCGACCTTCAGCTGATAGCCGTTGGTATAGACCTTTTGCGAATTGAGGGTATATGTGCCGCTGTCAACATACTGCAAATCCTCGTTGTTCAGCGGCATCACCACGCCCTGAAATTTCGTTTCAACGGTGGCGCCGGGTTTCCATTGGCCGCCGTTGTCCTTGTCGTAGCCTCCGCCCTCGGTATGCACCTCGTACATATCATGCAGCAGATTTTTAGGCAACCTCGGCCCTCTCCATGCCCTCATGTTCCCCCGCCTCCTTCCACTCGGTAAACGATACTGCGAAACAGCCGCCCAGTATCAAAAAGGGGCTGATACTGTGTGCTTGTCAGCTGTGTTGTAGCGGACTTTGGCGGGGTCAGCTTGGTATTGAAGTAGCCCCGTGTCATTTCCAGGGCCCACTTTCCAACGAAGTCCATAGCCTGCTCTGCCGTCCACTGCTGGCGGATAATGCCGTCCACGGCATCCTTGCAAATATCCTCCAGCGTACTCTTGCCGGTGTCGTAGCTGGTACGGATGAAACTGCGCTCCGGGATGGTGACGCTCTCCACAAGCATATACATCCACTCGTAGTCCTCATTGGGCCGGGGATCCTTCTTGCCGCCCGTGCGCTGCGTCTTGGCCTTGTGCTGGGCAGGCTGGCGGGCCTTATCCGGCTTTTTGTGGGGTTTCTTGTCCCGAACCAAAAAGCCATAGCCGGGGGAAACCGGGATAAAGCGCAGATCATCAAACTGGCGGGGGCTTTTGGCTCCCTTGGCCTCGTCCGTCAGGGGGATTGCAAGGTGCTTGACGTTCTTGGCGTTGATGGTGGCCCCATACTCATGGACACGGGCAATCATCAGCAGATCATTCTCAGAATCGCCCATAATGCCGATATGAACCGACAGCCCTTTAAGGGCCTCCAGCTCTCGCTTGATACGGGCCAGCTCCGGGCGAACGGTGTCCTTCAAAATCCGCATATCTCACCACCGTCTGTATAGGGAAATAACATCCTGCCATGTCTGGCTAATGTTCTTGTCGAATGTCCAACTCACGTCAGAAATGGAGAAAGCGGACAGCCCGGCGGCGTCATTCTCGGCAATCGCCCACTGCTGGGCCACCATGTTCCAGACAATGGCCTCCAGGTCTGCGGGGAGCGTGGCGGGTTCATCCGCTGTCGCGTCCTTTGGCAGAACATAGCCGGCAGTATAGACTATCTGGAGATAGCGCCGGGGAGCAATGAAGTCATAGGACAGCCCCCCGATATGGCCCCGGTACGTCCAGCCGTTTTCCCGGAACACAACACCGATCTCTCCCTCGTCGGAGAAGTCAAACCCATCCACCGCCGCCCCCGACATGGTATCGGTGACAGAGGTAATGCTGATAATCGGGTACTGCTCCAGTGTAAGCCGCTGGGTACCGGGAGCCGACTTGTTCTCGGTGTAGGTTTGTCTGCCCAACTTGCGGCCCAGCTTGCTCTCAAGCCATGCGGAGGCGGCATTGATAAGCTGAACCAGGGCGGCGTCCCGCTGGGCGTCCTCCTCGACCGGATCAATCCCGATTGCAACCTTGACCGCCTCCAGGGTTGTCAAAGCATTGTCGCGCAAGGCCGGACTTGCGGCCCGTTTCATTCTTCGGCCCATTTTGGCCCCTCCCGCTTCGTATACGGCGGGGGACGGGTCTCACCCGTCCCCCAACACTATTCAGCCCTGACAGCCCTTCTGGCCCGTTTTAGGGGCCTTCTCCGCGCCCTCGCCCTGGTTGCCGCCTTTCTGCTCTTTGGGCTCAGTCTTCTTGTTGTTGGACGGGCCAGGGGTTACGGGCTTAAACATCCTCGCCATCAGGTGTCACCGCCGCCGTCCTGAGACTTGGGAGCAGTGACCGCCACATCCCCCACGGGATGGTCGGTGGCATCGCCCAGGGCCAGCGCCCCCGCGGTACCGCCCGTGACCGTGACCTTGACAAACTGCTTACAGCCAATCAGGTCAATGTCCAGGTTGCCCACCGCCTCGGCGGTGGACTCATTGGTGATGATGGCGTTGCCGTCCTTGTCTGTGGGGTTATCCACAAACAGTCGGCTGTCAGGAACGGCGGCAAAGGTGCCGTCGGCGGTATCGCAGTGCTCCACCTTGACCGTCGCCTTGCCGCTGGCGGCCACGGTGACCGCCAGCACCGCGCTCTCATAGCCCATGCGGTCAAAGACGCTGCCGCTGGCGAAGGGGAGCACGGTCACAGTATCGAAAAGTGCTCGTTTCATGGTCTTACCTGCCTTTCCGGTCAAATGACCTTGATATTCTTCACATAGACGAAGCTCTCGGTGTGCCGCACGCCAATGTCGTCATACATCAGCGCCCGGGTGCCCACCAGGTTCTCCTCAAAGGCGTTGTGCTGGACGCCGTTCTCGTCCGTCCAGGAGCCCTCCATGGTGGTCAGGGTTTCCATGCCCATCTGATCGCCGATCATCAGGTCGGCCCAGTTGCCGAAGAACAGGTCGGTCAGGCCCGCGGTGGAGGTGGGGATCTGGTTGGTGGTGGCGTAGGGCAGGCCCAGGAACTTCCCGCCGTTCATCTCGTCCCGGTACAGGTAGTCGCCGGTGGCCGTCTTCAGATTCATCAGGTAGCCCTCCATGAAGCTGTTGAACGCCCAGCCCAGGGCCTGATCGTCCACGTTCTTGCTCATAACCAGGGCCTTGATGTAAACGGGGAAATCGGCGGTCAGCCGCCCGGTACTGTCGGCATACTGGGTATCCATCTTGGAGGCGTCAATCACCTCAACGCCTTTGGTGTTGGCAATGCCCGTGGGCTGGAACTCGCCACCCTTGCCGTACAGGCCGCCCCAGTCAAGGCCCAGCTGCATACGCCGGGACAGGTCGGCGGCGAAGATTTCATCGGCGCTGTACTTGGTGGACATGATAAGCTCCCGGGTCTGCGGCACAATGGCCTCCAGGCGCTTTGCGGACAGCCGCAGGTTGCCGAAAGAGGGCTGCGTGGACTGGATCTTCCGAGCCTCACCGCCCCACATAGCACGGGTGCCGGAGGTCATGCGGGGGATGTTGAGGTTGCCCGTCTCCAGGGGGATAGTCCGGGCGCCCAGCTCCTTGATGACCGTCTTGCTATAAAGCAGCTCAATGATCTCGTCCAGGTAGACCTCGGGGATCAGGAATCCGCCGTTGACAGGGCTGGTGGCGCTCAGGGCCTTCATCTCGCGGGCCATGCTCTCGTCACTGTAATACTTCTTGGCAAAGTAGGCAGCCCGCTCGGGGTCCTGCCGCCCAAACACGTCCAGGCACTTGATAGCACGGGCCAACTGCACCATGGGCGGGATGGTCTTCTGCTGCCTGCGGGCGCCGTTGCGAGCGCCGCCGTTCAGGAAGACGTCGGCATACTTGCGCTGAGTGGGAGCAGAGCGGGAAACGGCGGCCTTACGGCTCCGCTGGCCGGGAACGGACTTGCGGCGCTTGGCCTCGTCCTCCTCCTCGCCCTCCTTCTCGTCTTCATCCTCGCCCTTGGCCTCGTCCTCGGGGTCATCCTCCTTACCCTCGCCCTCGGGATCGTCCAGGTCATCGGCGGGGGCCATCTCGGCCAACAGGGCGGCGGCCTCCTCGATCACTTCATCGGAAGTCAGGTCGCCGACCTCCTCCCCGGCATCCTTCCGGGCCTTGCGCTTTTCGTCGGCGGCGGCGATAGCCTGCTCCACCACGGCCAGCACGTCCCCAGCGGTCACGCCCTCCAGGGGGGTGTCCTCGGTGGACTCCTCGTCGCCCATCGCCTCCTTGACGGCGGACTTGATGATGTCCTTCAGCTCGTCGGTACCCATCTTCATGGACTTGCCGGCGGCGGGAGCGGTCGCGGGGCCTTTCCTTCTGGTTTTGCGGTTTGCCATAATGTTTTCCTCCATTTCAGAATAAAATTTCTACGGTCTTTTTAGTCTGCTTTGCGGCCCGGCCCCTGGGAATGGCCCTTTTCGCCGCCTGCGCTGGGGTCGCCCCCTTGCCGTCACCCTCGGCCTCCCGGATAATAGCATCCAGGAGCTTGACCGCCGTTTTCATGGACGTGCTGGCGTCCTTCAGCGACTTCATGCGGGAGGCGCTGATTTTGCGGCCGGCCTTAATGTCGGCTGCGTCCGTCTGCAACTCCGCTTTCAGCCGGGCCTCCAGCTGGGCGGTCAGATCACTGGTCTTAAAGCCGGTGATTGTGGCCTCCTCGTTCATTGCCCAGGTGACAACGCTAATCTCCCACAATTTGACTTCCCGGAGATGGCGAATACCATTCTCGTCGTAGTCAAACACAATGGGGTCATAGCCGATAGAGAGCTCACACAGTACCCGATCACCAATCAGGGTCTTTACGTCCCTGCCGAGGGCGGTATCGCTGATCTTGGCCTCTAAGTACAGGCCCTTTGCATCCTCCCTCAATACCAGTGGCTTACCAATGGGAAGCCAACCATCATTGTGCAAGGCAAGAATTTTTACCCGATCCGCGCTCTCGGCGATTGTCTTCGTGAAAGCGCCCGGCTCAATGATGTCCCCGCCGCTGTCGATATTGGAGAACACAGCGCCATAGCCGGTGAAAATGCCCTCGGCCTCGTTGTAGTCCTCCAGCTCAAATTCAATGGTTTTCTGCTCAGTCTTGCGACCTCTGTGCTGCACACCCTTCATCAAGGAGCGTTCCCAGGCGCTTCTCCCCACGCGCTGGGAATAGTAAGACGGCGACACCCGCAGATTGTTGATTGCGAGCTTCGCCGTCATTGTGGGGTCATCGTGGGTCACGTCGGCCTCCTTGGCCGCCGTCCCGTGCCGGGCCTCCGCATTCATTCCGGCTACAAGGTCATTCAGGGTGAAATTCTCTGCGGTAAAATCAATTCCAAGGGCTTTCAGCGCCTTTGCCGCATCGTCCTGGGTAAATTTCATTTGCTCACCGCCTCCTATCGCTCGTATGTCAAATAGCACCGGCATTTGATTGTTTCCTTTGCCGGGCCTGTGGGATCACACGGGAAACGGAGGCCGTTGCTGAACACTCCATCAATGGGTACCCGTTCGCCCTCCATCGCGACATGATTAGGCCCTTTATTGCGCCCGTCCCTGGGGTTCTTCTGCGCCCTGTGGTGCCACACCTTCCACTTGGCACCGCTGGCCTTCATCATATCGAAATGGCCTTGCTCCAGGCACATCGCCGTTTCCTGGTCTGCAATCAGCCGAGCCCTGGATTTACAGTCGATTTCATACTCCTGCAAAATCTCGGCGGCCATATCCTCTCGGCTGGTGCCCTGCTCGATGCACCGGATTACAATGTCCCGGATATTGTCTTTTGTGGTCTGCGTGACTTTGGTAACACGCTGGCCGCCCCGGAGCTTGGCGGGGCTGATAAGCTCCGGCCGCTCAACCCCTCGAACAGCATACACGTTTTTAGCAACAGACGTGCCGGCATCATAGGTCTGTTTCCATAAGGGCTTAAACACACTTTCCAGAGTGGCTTGCTCCGAGGGCCAGTTGAGCAGACCCGCAACAAAACTGCCGACAAGCTCCTGCTGGGTAGCCTCACCGAGAGCGGCCCACGCCTCCGGGTCTACTGCGTGGCCCTCCCCGATATAGGGAAGAATGGAATCCCACACGCTCCAGTCGGCTTTGCCCTGTCCTCCCAGGCTGTGCGCCAGAGCCTCCCGCTGTTTGCGGAAATACTTCATTGTGGCAACTTCAAACTTTGCCCCTTGCGCACGCTGGGCGGCCTCCATCAGCCGGGCCACGTCGGAGGGGCGGACTTTGTACTCCTGGGCACCGGGGCCGCCCTTGGCCCCGTCCTCAATTGTGATTTCATCATCCGGGGGATCGTCCAGGTCTTCATCCATGCCCATGTCAAAGTCCAGGTCATCGCCGGGAGCGCCCATCAGAGCGGAGGTGACTTCTGCCGGGTCTTCATCCCCATGGACAAACACATCCGAAATCGTCACCTTGTAGATGTCGCCGCCCTCTGCGCAAGGCTCCATGCCCAGCAGCTCCCGGGCCTCGTTCTTGGTCAGCAAGCCGGCATTCCACCCGTCAATGCCTTTCGCCTTGTCAAACTCCTGGGAACGGGGGACAACATCATCAAACCGCCAGACAAGGCCCTCCCCGAAAAAGGGGAGAATCTGGAGGTTGATAGCGTCCTGCCGCTTGCGGAGCCGAGCCATTAGGACGTTCTGCGCATAGATGTACTGCGCCGCCTCGCTGGTGGCCCGGTTGCTGCTCTCGGTAATTCCCATGATTTCACGGGGAACACCGAAATGCTCCAGGACAGCGTTGCGAATAAACTCCCGGCCCTGCACCATGTCCATGTCCCGCATATTCTCTGCCAGCTTATTGACGGTGATCTCCCCGTCAACCGTGGCCACGCCGTGACTGTTATGCGGCCCCTGGAACTGCTCGCGCCATTCCTCCCGGAACCGCCGCCGCTGGTCAGGCTTGGAGCCGGGCATGGTGATGATGGTGGTGGGCGTGGCGTCATTGAAGAAAAACCGCTTTTGGAATTTAGCGGCATATTCGTCAATCTCGATCTCGTCGGCCAGGGCCTCCGCAATCCCCAGGCCACGGCGGTACGGGTCAAGCGGGTTTAGGTCCTTCATGCAGAAAACGTCATCCACGGGGATCTGCCGAACCAGGCCGCCCGTTGTCCTGATCTCATAGAAGGGGTGGCCGATGTACGGAGTTTCCTGTACCCAGTTAGACGGGAGCGGCCACAGCTCGACCGGGCGGCCCAGGGCGTCAAACTCATACAGGAAATAACCCTCGCCTTTCAGCTCCAGGTAAATTTGCAGGAGCCGCCAGCAGGCCGCCGGGGTCATTTCGTAGAGCGGGTTGGGGTGGGCCATAAAATCCAAAAACGGATGCTCCAGGATTTCGGTTTCCTCCCCTGTCCTGGGGTCAACTCTGAACAGCTTGCCGGTACAGGTGGACAAGTCGGACGCAATACGATCCACAACGGCCATCCGGGGATTTTGCCCAAACATGCGGAACCATTCTCGTGTATTGCGCTCGGGCGGGGTCGTGTACCGGGGGAGCATTACACTTGCATTGCCGCCCATATAGTTCCTCGCAACATCCCGCCGACTGCCGCCAAAAAAGCGGTCAAAAATGCCCATATCCAGCCACCTCCTTCATGTTTACTCAAACGACCATGTATAGCGTCTTGGCTCATACATAGCAAGGGCCAGAGCGTCCGCCATATCCGGGGAATGGAGGCCGCGCTTTTTCATAGCCTCCTTACGCTCCAGCTCAATCTTCCCTTTGCTGTTTACGATGTACTTCCGGTTGGAAAGCTGGCTAATCTGCTGGTCGCTCTCCCACAGCTTCAGCCGCTTCTCATAAAGGGCAAGGCGCACCGACCCCCACATAAGGCCGGTGCTGTTTTCGTACTCTATCGGGTCGTCGCCTACGTCCCCTATCGTGCCGCCCTCGCCGCCGAAATGACATTCGTACAGCTCCAGCACAAACGGGGCCTCAATACCGGCGGCCTCCCACTCCTTGTTGATTTCTTCCGTAATGGCCTCCTGCTGCTCCTGGAGGATGTCGTACACGCCGACGCCCATTCCGTCACAGTCAACCTTGACGTGGATCTCTGCGCCGAGGTATTTCCGGGCCTGCTGCTTTATCAGTACCACCACATGACCCGAAAGCTCGGTGATGTTGTTATGATGGTAAATATCCGGCTCGCCCTGCTGGGCCTTGTCATAGACGGGGCAAACCACGGAGCTATCATCCCCGTACCGGGCCACGTCCACGCCAATGTCAATGCGCCGGGGGGCTTCCGGGATATGCACGGGGCCGCTGGCCTGCTCCGCCCACTCCATGGGGATGAAGCTGTCCGGGAGGCTCTTGGGGAAGTCCCCGGCCACACGCACCCGGAACACGTCGCTGTCCTCTCCGAACATCTCAATGATTTTCTGGATGAAGGCCGTATCAACCCGGCTGCTCTCCCGCCCGTCAATATGGAGGGTGCTGTACTGCGCCCGGTTCTTGTGGTGGCTGTCAAAGAAAAAGCCGGTCAGCTTTGTGGGGTTCCCGGCCATAAACAGGCGGGAGCCCTCTGTGGTGAGTGCGCCCAGGATCGGCTCAAACACCTTATCGTCAACGCCGCTGGCCTCGTCAATGATATAAAGCACATGGTCAGCGTGAAAGCCCTGTAATGCGTCCGGCTTGCTGGCCGTCCGGGCCACAGCAAACCATTCCTCCCGGTACCCCCGCATGAACACCTTTTCTTGCGTCCAGATGATGTCCTTCTCCAGCACCGGGTTATTGCGGAGCCACTTGCTGATCTCCGCCCACAGAATGTCGTAAAGCTGGTGTTTCGTGGGGGCAGTACACGGCACCTTGGGATAGGGCCGGGTGGAGAGAAACCATATCACCAGCCAACTTTCCACAGCAGACTTGCCCACACCGTGACCGCTCCGCACGCTGGTAAGCGGGTTGTCGGCCACGCTCCGCAGCATATCCCGCTGTCTGGTGTCTGGCTTGGCCCTGATAATGTCCTCCACAAATTCCACAGGATGATCCGCATAGTAGCAGATAGCCGCAGGGTCAAGGCTCATTCTCCTCGCTCCTTCTCCTCCAGGCTTCATTGATGGCGTCGGCCAGGGTGCTCGGCCCATCGTCCTGTGTACTGCTGATTTCCTCGGAGGCCGCTGTCACCTGGGCCTCCAGGTTCTGCCGCTCCAACTCGGTGGCGAGCTTCACAATGGCGGCAAAGTTTTTCGGGTTAACCATGTCACTGCCCAGCTCCTTCAGCGCCCGCATAGCCGCATTCTGAATTTGCTGGGCCATAGTGACATGCCGCTTGGTCATATTTCGGACTTCCGTAATGGCGGCCTTCTTGGCCTCATACTGGAGGTGATTGTCCCAGGCTCGGCACCGTTCCACCCATTTGTAGGTACGGCTCCAGCGGTCAATCAACGTCTTACTCTTGCCTAACTCCTGGCTAACCGCCCGGAGGCTCCGGCTAGCCCCCATTTCCAGGTAGAGGAAAAATGCCTCAAACGCCTGGGCGCTTTCACCCTTTTGCCGCTCCCACGGCTGTTCGGTTTTCTTATTTGGCATTTCCTCCTCTCCTTACGTCTAGGGGTTTAGGGCCTATCGCTTGTCAGCGTTCCGGGTGAAGAAATAGAAAAACGGGGTATCCAGCAGAGCAAGCCCAGCTTTCAGCAGGTATTGTCCAATGATAATGCCAATCAGCTGCATACGCCCCTCTGCCGTGAACAACCAGCCCAGGCCCAGGCCGAAACTGATTGTCGCATAGATAACCGTGTCCCATATCTGGCTCGTCAGTGTCGAGCCGTTGTTCCAGAGCCAACGGCCGCCCTTGGTGCTCCCGTGCCGCTTCACATACCGGCCCCGGATGAAATGAAATACCAGCACGTCCCAGGTCTGCGAAACCAGGTAGGCGCTCAGGCTGCCAATAACAAAAATCCAGTTCTGGCCCAGCAGCGTCTGATACGCCGTGTCCATCACCGGATCAGTGGCCGGGAATGCCCCGGTAATCATAATGCAGGCAGTAGCGAACACCTGCCCGATAAAGCCGTACTTGACAACGCCCTTGGCCGTTTCCTTTCCCCATATCTCGCCGATGATGTCGGTACAGAGGAACGTCACGGCATAGGTGATGGCGCCGCCGCTCAAGGCCAGGGGGATACTCCCCAGGGACAGCCCCGTGGTGATCGTCCTGGCCCCGGTCACGTTGGCAATAACAATACTGATGACAAACAGCGTCACCAGGATAAACAAATTACGGTCATTTTTCTTCATGTTGTAAAATCCCCTATTCCTGCGGGCCTGCCGCCCGCTCATATTTTCGTTTGCAGATGGTAGCGCAGATGCTGGCATTGGTACAGTAGTCAAGGGTCTTGGCCCGGAGCGGAACGCCCCTGCTGTCTATGACCGCCTTTACCTCCGCCTGCCGCCTCTCGAAGATTTCCCGCTTAAAGTGCCGGATATGGGCCTTTTGCGTTCCATCATCGAAGTATCCGAATTTCACGCCAGCCAACCAGGAGGTGCTATCCGCCGAGGTGCAAAACCGATTTTGAGCAATCATCTTCACGTCGGTACAGCCCAGGAGGTGAATATCAATCTCCGGCTTGCGGTTCTTGATGTAGTGCGTCAGGTACCGGGTATCCTCCCGAAATGTCTTAGGCTTGATGATCCTCAGCTCCGGGACGCTGATTGCGATATAGCTGCTAAAATCAATCAGCCGGTCAAGGCCCCGCTTCCCGTCCTCAAAGTGAAAGACGTTGATCTGCGGGTTCTTCAACCGGCGCCGCATACGCTCCCGAAAATACCAGGCATCCTCTACACCGAGGACCTTCTGACAGTCGATTTCAACACAGGTGGCCGTGATTCCGTTCTGCTCCACAAAAGCAATCAGCTTGTCTTGCCATTGGGTCAAGGTTTCCCGGGTCTGCCGCTGGTCCTTGCCCTTGCCGAACATCAGGGTAAAGAGGCCGCTGTCCTGGATGACGTGGCGGTTCTCCCGATCCTGCACCTTGATAACGTGGTTCGCCGGCAATCTGAAATCTGCGTCAGGCGACTTATTCACGATATACTTGTAGCAGGAATACAGGCGGTACCGGGTCTTTGCTGCACACAGGGCGGCATAGAAAATCTCCTCCCCGTCACTGCCAGCAAAGTGAACCTTGATGTTGCTATCGAACAATCTCGGCACCCCCGAAACCATCCTCCAGCACCGTACAGGCCGACGCTCCGAATTGTTCCAGCAGCTCCTCCGCGATATGCTCACAGGCCAGATTGCCAAACTCACAAGCACCGTCCCCGTTGCCATACCGGCCCAGGAGATAGCGGGTGATTTCGTTCTGCCTCTGGTTGATTTCGATTTCCCGGTCATTGTCCATGACCTGGAATTTCATGCGGACTTGGAAGATATGCCGGTGTCTATGCCGCAGATACTCCAAACTACCCGCCGGAGCTCCCGGCCAGCAGTGAAAGCCCTCCACAGCCACGGCACAGAGTACATACCGCCTCATGCCGCACCGCCGATCTGCTCCGTGCGGTAGGTAAAGCCCTCGTCCTCCAGATAGGCCGTCAGTGTTTCCAGGCTCTCCGAAGAAAGCCCGCATACAGTGACATTCCAGCTGTCGGCCTCCTGGGCCTCCTCTCCGCCTGCCGGGGCCTCCGGTTCTGCCGGCTCTTTCGTCTGCACTCCGCTCTCAAAGAAACCGTCTACATACGGATCCACGCCAGCCGGTTCCAGTCCTTGCGCCCGCCCCTCCAGGTCTGCCAGGAGGTTATCAAGCTCTCCCCGGTCAAAGCCCGTCAGGGTTTCATCAATGCTGGAGTCCGCCGAAAGCTCCTGGAGCAATTCAGTCAGCGCCGCCGTGTCCCACTCACCCGCAATCTTGTTGAGGGCAATGTTAAGGGCTTTCTCGTCCGCATCGGAGAGATTGACCACACTGACATCCAGTTCCGTCTCCCCGGCGGCCAACAGGATTTTTAACCGCTGGTGGCCACCCACGACGTTACCGGTACGCTCATTCCAGACCACAGGCTCAACACAGCCAAACTTATCCAGGGAGCGGGCCAGCTTTTGATACTCGGCGTCTCCCGGCTGAAGGTCTTTCCGGGGGTTATAGGCGGCCGGATTCAGCTTGCTTACTGGTACCCTTCTGATTTCCATGTCGCTACTCCTTTTCATGTTGTGTCCGCCACTGGCCTCGTTGGCGACCGCTGCCAGCCCGAACCATACCGCCCATGCAAAGGAGAAACATGGGGGCCGAAAAACCTCCTCCCGAAAATATTGGCGACCCCCTCGGTAGGAGGGGGCCGCCCGGCTTAGTTAGGATTTTACACCCTATCATTGTAGCACGGTCTTTCGGAAAAATCGCCCGGTTTTTTTCCGGACTTTTTTACTCCGTCTCAGTGACCCCATAAAGGGCCAGGGTGAAATGCCGCAAAGCCTTGTCCCGCCTGTCATAGACGGCGCTTTTCTCCAGGCCCAGGCTCTCGCACAAGGCCTCGACAGCCCCCTTTGCCCGATGGATGTAAAACCGGTCTAAAACAAGCCTTTCCTCGTCATCCAGGACGGCCAGGGCCTTGTCAACCTGGGCCACCCACAGACGGGCCTCCTTCAGCCGCCGCTTCAACTCGTCCCGGTGAACAATGTTGGAGAGCATGGAGTCCTCCCGAGTGTTGCCGCCGCCAGAAACAGGCGTGCCGTCGGTAGTGGCGCTACGAATGCCAGTATAGGCACTCTCCAACCGCTTGATCTCTTTGGGCAGGCATTCCAGAGCTTGCTTGTGGGCCTCATAGTTTTTCAGTTTGTCAGCTGCTTCGCGTTTCCAGTTCATGCTCGGTCTTCGCCTCCATAGCCTTCATGCGTTCTTTGGTGTGCCATATCTCCATAACTGCTTTGCAGATATTCGACACCGATTCTTCAACCACCAGCAGGGCTATAAACGCAAGGATAAACGTCATCCACGGATGATCCATAAACCACATCATTGACTTGCCTCCTCCAGCCATTGAACAATGCACCGTCCACAGGATTCCTCGCACTCGTCCGGCTTGGCGCCGTATGCTTTCGGACAAAACCGCCGCTCATTCCCATTCAGTAGCAGTACCATGTCTGTGGGTGTCCGGCACGCCTTGAGCCGCTCGAAACGGCTCCGGGGATCTCTCGGGGGATCATTCTCACCGAACCCCCGCCATTTCCACCAGGAATAGCCCCCGCAGTCTTTCGGCCCAGGCCTGGAGCACCGTCCCTCCTTCCACTCGATACAGGAGCGGCAAGTGTTCCCGGTCGAATACTTCCAGATGTCTTCCACAGCCGCCGCCAGCAGTTTTTCCAGCTCCTCGATCCAGGCCAGAGCGTAGAGGTTCATCGGCTCCTCGCTGCGCCGGAGCAAGTCCTTGATGGTCTCGTTCATTTCCGGGTAGGTCTTAATTTCCACCGGTGCGCCCCTCCTTTGCCGCCTTTTGCGCCCAAATAACGCCGGGATCCTTACCTGTCAACACTCTGCCGCTTGCACACTTGACGCACTTGATACGCCACTTTGGAGCTCCCGGAGCTGAATTACGGACTTTCTCAAAATGGCCGTAACCGGGTTCAATCCACTGCCCGCAACAGTAACAGTGCCCAGGATATTTATTTCTTGCCATAGTAGGCTACCTCTTTCAGAGCCTCCATGCTGAACACAATCCCCACACAGAACGGTTCCCCGTCCTCCATGACGGTGAACGTCTCATGCGGGATGTCCGTCTCGAACGTCCAGCAGGGGCCTCCCTTGTCATGCCACACCGCCTTGACGGTTCTGGCTTTCTCCCTCTCCCGGGCAAAGTACGGGCAATCATCCTGGCCACAGTCCGGCCCCTGGAGGACGCCGTCAGGGGTGATGTAGACGGTTGTGCCGTTGTAGGCCCCGACCTCCTCGTCGATGGCTCCTCGGAGCTCCACGTTATCATCGGAGTAGCCGTAGGCCACAACCAAGCCAGCGTCAGCAGCCTGCCGCGCCTCGTCTTTGGTAATCTCCATGCCGTACTCACGGCCATTCAATTCGATTGCTAACTCTTTTGCTGTCATTTCGATAACCTCCAAATTCGTAATCGGTTGGCAATTTGCCTGTTACTTGATTTCCTCCGCGCAGACGTATATCCCCGGTACCTCGGCCCAAAACTTTTCGCAGATCTCCGAGGCCACCTGTGCATCGTCCTTCCAGAACCCCACAGCGGTCATGCAGTCCTTCAGCAGCTTGTTCAGATTATCCGTGTCGGGCTTGGTGACCCGGTACTCGCCGTCCCCATGCTCCCCCCTGGGGAAACACCACTTCACCAATAGCCGCACGGCCCCCCTCATGCGCTGCTCCGGCCTATGCCCGGCCAGGTGATCCGTCAGCTTTGACCGGGCCGCCACCACTTCCGGGGGATCGTAGCTTACCGGCTTACCCCTCACAACCCGCCATTTCTTTTCCTGGTGCGTGGCGGTGGGCGGGATCATCGGCATAAAAAACTCAATCCTCATGTGTCTTTACCTCGCTAAAGTGCGCCATTGTTGAAAACTTTTTTGTCAACGGTCAGGGGAAGGAGTCGTCGTGCGTAGCTTTCGCACGACTACTTCCCCCGTTGACCGCAGGGAAATGATTTATTTACCCCCCGTAGGGGGGTACTTTTCCTTCCCTCGGGAAAATAACGGATTTTTGCGTTTTTTTCTCCCGCAGGGAAAACAGGGAAATTTCCGTTTTTTTCTCTTAGGGAAATGAGAGAAAATCCCGTATTTTTCCCTCAGAGGGAAAGGGAAATTTTACGTTATTTTCCCCCTACTTTTTACCGACCTCCCCATCATCAATCCAAAAGCCGCCGTGCTCCTTCAGCCGGTTCCTTACCGTTTTTTCCGTCATGCCCATGTACTCAGCAAGGGCACTAATCGTCACCTTGCCCTCTATGCCGCAGGCCTCAAATGCCAGCGCAATGGAATCTTTTCGCTCCTTTGCCTTGACTTCTTTAGGCTTACGCTTTTGCATGGCCCGTTGCCAGCCTGGGGTATCGCCCTCCGGGTCGATGTCGGCCAAAACCCCGCTCTCGTCGTTGCGATGAACGGGAAAGTCGAACCATAGGTTGACCTGGGGGAATTTCGGGAACTCTCTGAGTGTCCCATCAATACGCCACCCTGTACGGGCTTCTGCGGCCTTTTTAGCGGCCTCTACGGCGGCCATAGTGTCCCTGTACCCCTGCGGCCCTAAAGCGGCCTCTACGGCGGCCAGGGCGGCCTTCTCACTGCATAGATCATCCTGGCTGACTTCATCCAATTTCCCCGCCGCTTGGAGAGCCAACCTACAGGCCCGGCCCACGGCGTTGTTGATCTCCTGCTTACGCAGATCCTCGCCTATCGGCAGTTCAATGAGGTCCAGGAGAGCGTCAGGGTCACGGGCGAACACCCCGGAACCGCTGGCCCGGTCCATGCTTCGCTTGCTCCCTTGGCTGCCCTTGCTGTGATGGTGGCAGTAAATGACCGCACAGCCCAGCTCGGTGCATACCTTGTCAAACTGATTGCAGAATTTCGCCATCTGGTCGGCGCTGTTCTCGTCGCCAGTGATGACCTTGTAAATCGGGTCAATGACGATTGCG